ATTCTTGAACCAGGCGCGGAAACCTACGCGGTCGCAACAACCGCAAGTCAGGCAAAGATTACCTGGGGTGCAAGTCTTGAAATGATTCAAAAGAGCAGTCAACTCTCAAAGTCGTTCAAGTCGAAGGTCTTTCCGAAACCAGAGATTTCTACAACATCCAAGAAGAGAGCGAAAGGCTCGTACTTTGCAATGCCGAACAAGGCTGAAAACCTGGATGGTCTCAACGTATCTTGCACTCTCATCGATGAAGTCCACGCTTTGAAAAGAGAAATCTACGACATCTTCAAACAAGGTACTTCCGCAAGAACGCAACCACTGATGTCCATCATCGGTTCAAATGGTTTTGTCCGTGGTGGACTTTACGATGATGAAATCGAGTACTCGAAGAAAGTGATCGATGGACTGGTTGAGGATGATACCCTGTTCCCTCTTTTATACATCCAGGATGATTTAAAAGAAATCGAGGATGAAACAAAGTGGATCAAGTCAAATCCAGCAATTGATGTCATCAAGGACAGAGAGAAATTGAGAAGCTTTGTCGAAAGAATGAAAAGCGATGTCAACTTCAGAAATACCGTCTTAACGAAAGATTTCAACTACACAGGGGTTTCGAACAAGTCCTGGTATTCAGGCGACATGATCATGAAAGGCAGATTCGGAAAGTATTCCGAGTTTGAGGTGGGACTTGCCAATAGCGAAGTTCAGAAGAAGTTCCTCAAGCGCTTTGACGGTCAAATCGTGGTTGGTGGCTTTGACTTATCCAAGACTCGAGACATGACCGCGTTCACGACCTTACTCTTTGATAACGGAACAATCATCGCAAAGACGATGTATTTCGTTCCGAAGAGTTTCTTCGAGCTCGACTATGTCAAGGCGAGCAAGATCAACTATAAGGCGTGGGTGGATAGAGGATTGATAAGAATCAGCGGTGAAACGCAAATCAAATACAGCGACATCGCCGACTATGTCATAGAAGAAATCAACGAACATGGCTACATCTACCAGTTCATCGGCTATGACTCGTGGTCAGCATCCTACCTTGTCGAAGATTTCCAGAGCCGAGGGTTTGCGAAAGGCTATTGCCTGAAACCAGTTAGACAGGGCGCTCAAACACTCAACTTGCCAATCTCGGAAGTGGATGCCCTTATCGAAGCAAAGCGATTCTGTTTCCTGAACAATCCAGTCACGCAGTGGTGTTTCTCGAACGTTGAAATGCGAATCGATGAAAAGAACAAAACCAAACAGCCAATCAAGAGCGGTGAAAAGGAAGCGAACAAAATCGATGGCTACATGACCATTCTTGATGCTATCGCTGTCTATTTCGAGAATCAGCAAAACCTCATCACACAGTGCGCCAAGAACGCAGTTGATGACAACCAGTAAACGAATTTCTAAAATTAAAGTGACGATAGATGACGGAAAAAGAAAGGACACGACCAATGGCAAATTTCTTTACAAAAATAATTTCAAAGCTAGTCGGCAGTAAAAAGACATTGCCAGTTGGCAACAACGCGCAGATCGTGAACTTTGACGCTTTCCCTGCAAGTCAGGATGAAGATAAGAATCTAAACTCCACTTACTCGGCTTGTGTCAACTTCTACGGCGGTGTCATTTCGAAATTAAGCCCGAATTTATCGAGAAATTTCAAAGAAGTTCGCGACTATCCAAACTTAAAATACTTGCTGGAATTCCAGCCGAACAGGATTCAGACATCCGCAAACTTCATGAAGCAAGTCGCCATTTCGTACTTCTCCTTGAACATTGCTGTCATCTACATTGAGAGAGACTGGCGAGAAGAATCCACGGACAAGCAAATCAAGAATCTTTGGTTGATTGATGTCACGGATACAAATTTCCAGGTTTGCTCGCGACAAATATCCGTTGACCAAAACGAGATATTTTTCTCCTTCATGTTGAACGGAAAGACAATGACAGCCAACCTTAACGAGTTAATCATCCTTACCAGGTCTCCAAGCGTTCAGAATCCTTATTTCAACGAGAACGATCCAATCAAGAGAACGATTCAAATCATCAATAAAAACTTCTACGGCATCGAAAAAGCAATCGCCAACGCGAACGTGATTCGATTCCTGGCGACAACGCCAACCATTCTTGAAGGACCGAAAGCAGTCGAAAGACAGAATATCCTGAACGATAGAATCAAGCAGGTGACTGCCAACGGCGCTTTGTATGTCGATGGCGCTCAAGCAATCACGCCGATTCCGTCCACACCTTCTTATCAGGGCTCGGAATTGGTCAAACCGCTTAACGAGTCCGTTTATGAATACTTCGGCTTAAATGCGCAAATCATCAATGGTTCCTGCACGGATGATCAATTGAACAACTTGATTGAAACTCAAATCGAGCCAATGACTCACGAGTTAGAAGTTGAATTGACAGTCAAACTCCTGGCTCGCGAAGCAATCGCAAAAGGGCTAAGAGTCGTCGTTGATACGAGTAGGCTGTTTACTACATCGCATCAGCATAGAATTCAGTCGGCGCAGGTCATAATCGCCAGCGGTAAATATAAGCCTAACGAGATTCGAAAACTGGTAGGCATCGAACTCTTACCTGAAAGCGATGACAAGTTCATCAACCGTATCGACCGAATCGACACGGACAACGGAAGCGGAACACAACCAAATGCCGATGATGAATCGACAGGAAAGGAAAAAGATAACAATGCCAATTAGTAAAGAAAAACTAAAAGCACTTGAAGAGAAATCCAGGCTCCAGAATCGAGAAATCCATTTCGGCGAATGGTATCCAGAGAAACGCGAGGACGGAACTCTTGCTGAAGATGAAAAAGACAACTTCTACCACATTCACGGTAAGGCTGTCGCTTTCAACGATAAATACATCCGATACGACGATGAAGACCTTCACATCGAAGAAGAGATTGATCCTCACGCATTCGATGAAGCCGACATGTCCGATGTCGTTCTCAACGCCAATCACGGCGAAGGCAACTACGCTGTCGCTAGAACAAGAAATAAGACTCTCCGCCTTTCCGTAAAAGAAGACGGTGTCTACACAGATGCTGACTTTAACAAGAAGAACGAGAGAACTACACAGTTCTATCGCGATGTCAAGGAAGGCTTACTTGACCGAATGTCCTTTGCGTTTACGATTAAGGACTACAAGAGAACGGAAGAAGAGGAACCAAACGGCAAAATCAACATCCGCTATCTTATTACGAAGATTGACAAAGTTTATGACGTTTCCGCAGTTGAATTCCCTGCTTATCAAAATACAGCGATCAGCGCTACTCGAGCAAAAGACTTGGTGAAGTCTCTCGAAACCTTGGTGAAGGATGAACAGCGAAGATCCAAAGCAGAGAAATTGATTGCGCGAATCGAAGCAATTCAAAAGCAAATAATCTAAAAGTAATGGGGGTTTAAAAACATGAATTTAGAAGAAATGCTAAAAGCAGTTAACGCGAAGTTAGAATCTCACAATAAGAGACTCGACGAAATCAAGGTCGAACTCCGCAAGGCTGACTTAACCGACGAGAAGTTTGACGAGTTAAACAAGGAAATGGGCGACATTATCGAAGCAAGAATGACTGAAGTCAAGGAAAGAGAAGAACTCATTGCCAAGATTGAAGCTCGTAAGAAAGAAGAAGAAGCCATCGCCCAGGCTAATTTGGCGAAGAAAGAAAACGAGGAAAATAACAACATGTTCGTTAACAAGAGAGACGCTTACGCTTTACTCATCGGTAAGGCTATGAAAAAGACCAAGATTACCGATGAAGAAAAGAGAGCCTTAGACAAGTCTTTAGGTACTACCGCCACTCAATATGTCGTTCCATCCGCTACCGCTGACGGTGTCTCTAACTTCGGCGTTTTCATTCAGACTAAGGTCTTGACTGACTTGCTCGAAGAAGATAGAGACATGTCTCCAGTCTTAAGAGATGCTATTCTCTACAGAGTCAAGGGTTTAACTGAATTCCCTTATAGAAAGAGCAGAACCACCGCCAACAAGAAAGTTGAAGGCAAGGCTGTCGCTGATGCCACCTGGGAATTCGCTACCGTTGAAGGTAAGAAGGGTTATCTTCAGTCTATTCTCAGCATCACTGATGAAGTCTTATCCTTAGCCGAAATTGATCTCGGTCAGTATGTCATCTCCTTGATGCTTGAAGACATGAGAGAAGACTTCGCCACTGAATTAATCTATGGTGACGGCACTGTTGCCGCTGGCAATACTCCAGCCAGAATCTCTGGTATCACTAACGGTGCAACCGCTATCACTGCTAACAAGGCTACCATCTTCGAAGATTTAGCCAATGCCTACGCTGGTCTTGATAAAAGATACAAAAAGGGCGCCCAGTTCTACGTCTCCCAGGAAGTTTACGAAATGCTCAAACTCGCCAAAGACAACGCTGGTCACTACATCTTCGATGTTAAGATTGATGCTCCAATCACCATTCTTGGCAGACCAGTTGAAGTCGAACCAAACTTGGTGGCTAACTCCGTTTTAATCGGTAACATCAGAAAGAACTTCAAGGGCAACCTCTTAAAGGATGTCACCATTGAGCAGGACAAGGAAATCAAGAGTCAGATTCACACCTTTGTCGCTTCCGTCTTTGCCTGCTGTGCTCCAGTTCCTGGTGCATTCGCCTACGGTGTTGTTAACACTACCGCTACTACCAGCTCTACCACCAGTCACTAATTCGATACGATAATAAAATCCTATTTGCATAAAAATTCCTTTTGTTAAAAGTCGGAGGTAAAAAAGAAATGACCAAAGCAACTTTAATTTTAACCGCTGATCAAGTCAGAGAAGAGTTGTCTCTTGACTCTGACTCTATGTCCGCGGAAGATGCGATTGCCCTTTCTCAGTATGCCTCCGACAAAATCTTGATGGCTACTGGTCACGATTTCGGAGCCGACAGCGAGATAAGTTCAATCGCTGTCGAAACCGCAAAGACGATCACCTACCAGAGATTCTATAAACTTGCT